TTGAATCTTGTGGTTTAATCGTAATCTTTGAAACTTACAACAAAGAAACTAATGATAATAAAGCTTTTGTATTAGGGTATGATGAGATTATGGAAAAAGATGCAGCAGTTGATGCTATTGCTAATGAAGTTTTAGAAGCTGAATTACAAGGGCAAAACGGATATACTGTAACTTTTGCTGGTAAGCAAGCTCAGCTAGTAAGGGAATTTGTAGGTTCCATCACTACAAACAGCTCCGGTACTGTTAGCTTAGGTTCATAAATTTAGTTTATGGTGGATAGTTGCAGGTGCAACAGTAGGGAGGGCTTTGTTAGGTTCTCCCTTTATTGCTTTTAGAAATAAAGTATTAATTAATTTTATTATATTTAGATATGAGCAAATTTATTATAGAGCCTAGTTTTATAGGTAAAAAAATAATGGGTTCAGTAGGTATTATCAATCTTACTGATAAAACAAGCCAAAAAGACTTAAAAAAACTATACAATGCAGGTTTTACCAATATTGTATCAATCGAAAAGGTAAAAGATGAGCCAAAAGAAGATAAGTAGCATAAAGGCTAGTACTGTTAAGACTGACCCTATATCTACTCCAATAGTTAAAAAAGAGAAAGAGCCTAATATTGATATTGAACAAAAGTGGGTACCATTTTTTCAGGATTCAGATAACATTTATGTAAATGATTTAGCAAAGAGGGCTAGACGGTCCAGTACTCATAGCAGTATTATAAATCAAAAAATTACATTTATAAAGGGTAAGGAATTTACTTTCAAGTTAGACGGTGAGAATGTGGGTTATGAGGATTTGCCGCAGGATTTTCAGGAATGGTGCAAGGAAGTCAACCCTGAAGGAGATAGTTTATATGATGTATTTAGCGACATTGTACAGTCTTATGTTATCACTGGTAATGCTTATGCACATATTAAAAAAAGCGGTGATTACACTGCATTATATTGTGAGGATGCTACGACGGTAAGAAAAGGAAAAAGAAAAGATATAGCATATTTATCAAACTTTTGGAGAGATATAGAATTAAGTAATACTCCATCTGCTCAATATCCTGTTAATGAGTTAAAATTTTATGATGGTACTCAAAGTAAAGAGTTTATAATTCATATAATGAGAAAATATCCAGAGTTCAATTATTATGGATTGCCTGATTATGTAGGTGCTTTAGACTGGATTGATATTGAGTACAGAATGAGTAAGTACAATATTGATAAGTTTGATAATGGGTTTTTTCCTAGTGTACTTATTCAGATGTTTGGGGAGGTTCCCGATGGGATGAACGCACAGCAATACGTTGAAAAGATTAAAGAGAAGTTTACAGGTGAAGCTAATAATGATAAATTTTTAGTAGAGCTTTTAGATAGCCCTGAACAAGCAGCAAGTATAAAAGAGTTTGACAGGGAGCGTGATGGTGAATTTATGGAGCTATCACAGTTATGCACTAAAGCCATTATTTCTGCTCATAGGATTACTCCTAGTTTAGCTGGTATTGAAACAGCAGGAAAGCTGGGAAGTAACCAACAGATAAAAGATGAGTATGATAAGTTTATGAACAGTGTAGTTATTCCGGATTTTCAGGAGCCACTATTAAAAGCGTTAAACGGTATTATCAAGAGAGATACTAAATATGGTAACATTGAAATAGGTATTTTAAACGTTTCTCCTGTTGGTGATAGTGCTAAAGTTGATTTAAATGCTGTTATAACTATCAATGAAGCTCGTAAGATGCTAGGCTTACAAATGTTAGATGATGGTAGAGGTGAGCAGTTTGTAAATGAAAATGCTGTACAGAATATTGAAGAGGATACAGATGAAGAGGTAGATAATGAAATAAACAACACTTATCAAAATAGCATTTATATAAAAACCTATGCTGATTATCCTGATAGTGCAGTTAACAATGCTAAGAGGGGTATAAAGCTAAATGATGAAGTTAATAACAGATGTGCAACTGATGTAGGTAAACAAAGAGCACAGGACATAGCTAATAGAAGAGGTTTATCTTTTAGTACTATAAAAAGAACGTTTAGTTATTTATCAAGAGCAGAAGAGTACTATGACCCTAGTGATACTAAGGCTTGTGGTACTATCTCCTATTTATTGTGGGGAGGTAAGAGTATGAAAAGTTGGGCTGAGAGAAAGATTAAGGAAATAGAAAACAGTTAATAAATATGGCGTATAATACTGAAATGATGACCTCAACAGAGGTAAGTAGTCAAGCAATAAATGATAATTATTTTGATACTGCTTATTTTGATAAGTACATTTTGACATCACAGCGAAAGTATGTAAAGCCTGTTTTAGGGAAAGATTACTATAATGAGCTTTTAACCCAAATTGCTGGAGCTAGTTTGACAGGTGATAATACTATTATTGTTAATCAGTTTATAAAACCAATGTTAGCTCATTACGTAGTTTATGAGGTGTATTCTAAGATACATACACAGCTTACTAATCAGGGTGCAATGGAGAATAATACAGAGCAGTCAAATCAGGCTAGCAACTTTGAATATTCACAATCTAGGGATTTTTATATTAATAAAGCTGATTTCTGGAAAAAAGATATGATAGAATATATCAAGGAAGCTAAAGATGATGATAGTACAAAATTTCCTTTATTTGATGATTGCGAAACCCCAGTACAGGTAAATAAAAAAGGCATTATATTTTATTAAGATATGGCGATATTACATAAGAATATAAACAATGAAACTGACATTCATAATCCTAAATGGTTTCAAAATGCTAACAATGGTGATTATGCTTTTAAAAATGAAAAAGGGCAGCTAGAGAGTACAGATGAATTGTTACTACCGGCAGCTTTAAATTTTGTTGATGGCAGCGTAGCCCCTCCTACTACTAATGCAGGTGATATTTATATATTATCTTCAGGAGGTAGTGTTAATGCAGGTTGGGGAGGTGTTAGCTTGCAAGATTGGGTAAGGTATGATGGTGCTGCATGGAATAGCATAACCCCTCAAAAGGGCAGTATGTGTTATGATAAAAACGCAGATGCTTTAAAGGTTTTTGATGGTTCTGCATGGGCTGGTTTAGGTTCTAGTTTTGGCAAACTTGGAATTAGTGATAGTGCTGGAGCATTTACTTATTATTCAACTCTTGCGGATGCACTAACTGCTGCTTCTAGTGGAGATACTATTGAGTTTTTTGCAAACATTACAGAAACAAGTAATATTACAGTAACTTGTGTTGATGGTGTTAATATTAATTTTAATGGCTATACATATACTTTAAATACATCTGGAACCGCAAACGCTTTTAGTGTAAATAATAACGTTTCATTAGAGATGTATAATGGTAAAATTAAGAGGACTGGAGCTACGTCAGATGTGACAACTAAAGTAGCTATAAAAGCGACTGGTTTAGGTATTTTAACTCTAAGCTCAATGATTTTAGAAAATGACTTTGGCAATGCGGCTTATCTATCTAGTCCCACTAGAACTATTAAAGGAGGGGTTTTTGTTGGAGAGACTAAAGGTATTTTTTTACAAAATGCAAGGTTAGAAAATGCACACGCAAGCTCTAATACTGGGGTAGGTTTGCAAATACAAAATAATGGAATTGCTATTAATTGTTATGGGTTTTCAGATAATAGTTACGGCATTTATAATAATAATTCACAAGCTCACAATTGTACAGGTAGGTCACATGGCAATCATGGGTTTTTTTCGGGTAACGGGCAAACTTATAACTGTCAAGGGTTTTCCAGTTCTAATTATGGCTTCCATATTACGGGAGATGCTAAATATGGTAACATTTTTGGATATAGCTCTGCTGAAGCTGGTGTAAATATAGTAGGTCAAGGAACTAATGTAACTGGATATTCAACAGCTACTTACGGAGTAAGATACTTCTCTGGTTCAGGTGACCATTTAATATTAAATTTAAAAGCTTTTTCTACTGCTGATGTGGCTATGTATGTACTAAAAAACTCAGGTAAAGTTGAATTTAGTAATTTAGATTGTGCTACAACTCATGATGATGCAGGTAGTCATGCTTTATTAGTTGCTGGTTCAGATGATGACATATTTTTTAGCGGTGGCAGTCTGAGAGTACAAAATGCGGGTGCAAACTGTATAAACGCAGCTAGTGCAAAAAATTGTTATTTTGTAGGTCTTAGGTTTAGTAATTCTACAACTCCCGTTAATGCAAATATTACTAACTTACAAAGTAATACAGAAGATACTTTTGGGAATATATCGATTGGTTAAAAAAATAAAATAAATAAAATGGCAGAAATTAAGCAGAACGTGGTACAATTTAATTTATTATCAGTACCTCCAAGAATGATAGTACAATTTACTAGTGACAGTGGTGAAGAAACTCAAAATATTATAAAATATACAATGAAATTATAAAGGATGCTTGCGAAAATATGGGAATAAAAAATATTAATGCATCTTGGATAAATGTAGAATATGAGGAGAAAGAATAATGATTAT